TTCTGCATCAGTAAGTGTTACACCTTTAGACGCAAACATAGTCTTAACTTTTTCAGTTTTTAACATTGTTAATCCTCCATCATTTATTTTGCATATGTCACCAGCTCGTCCATTCGGCACGATTGCCACATGATTAATATCTTTAAATCGTTGAATATATTTATATTCTCCATTAGGTGTATATTCAAATTCACCTTCCCAACCACAAGATAATTGCCTTGTTCCTGAACCATAATCTTTTAATGCTTCGTTCTCTAAATTAAACAAACAATCTATAACTGTATACTCGCTATTATTTTTAAGTTCTGGTTTTTCTGCACTTCCATTTTTAAAAGATTCTTTGTCTTGTAAGTTTAAAAAACTAACAGGATGTCTTACTGTTACTGGCAATTTTCCATATTCTAAAAATTTATCGTTTGCTTTAATAACCTCGGTGTAAGGTCTATAACATGGAATAGGTATATTTGGGTCTAAACTACCGTCGGTAATACCAATTTCCGCAGGTAAATACAAATAAACACCATCACGCATTATTGTTGCATGTTTTCCAGTTACTTGTATTGTGTCTTTAAAATATGCCATTGTTTATATTTTACGACGTTTGCTTATTTAGCGTTATTGTTAAAAGGTTATTGATATTATAAATAAAACGGGATAATATATTTATAGAGGTATTAAAAATGAGTAACGATAAATTATTATGTACTAAAGAAGTTAGTGAGATACTAGGAATATCAGCAGGCACGCTGGCTGTGTGGCGTTGTACTAAAAAACAGAAGTTATCTTTTATTAAAGTAGGAAAATCTGTTAGGTATAGAATAAAAGATGTAATGAATTACATTGAAAAACAAGAGGTTAAAATAAAATAATCAAACAGGAATTTGAACACAGCGACAATTATGATTGACAATGCCGTTGCATAAATATAAACTATCCTCAGTTTCAAAATTATAAACATTAGAGGAGATATTTTCATGACTAATTGTATTAATTCCCGTTTCGACAAAAGGAAGTCCGTTAAGAGAGTAGACCTTGATATTATTCAAGTCTGTAGTCTTTATGCTTCTGGCATAAGCGAAAATCAAATCTCTAAACAATTTAAGACTAGCAGAAATGTTATTAGAAGAATATTGAGAGAAAGCAATATTAAAATCAGAAATCAAAGCGAAGCTGAATTTAACAAGTGGAACAGAATGTCCGCTGAACAAAGGGCTAACCAAGTCAAGAAAGCTCATTTGTCTACCGCTACAAGAAATCACAGTATCAAAGAAATTAGAAAAAGAGCTATTAGCAAACAAGCTTCTCTTAGTAAAATTGGAAGAGGCGAAGATTTTGTCTATAATTTTCTTAAAGAAAAAGGATTTAATCCTATTAGGCAATTTGTTTTTGATGTCTATAATTTCGACTTTATTGTTGGTGACATCGCCGTGGAACTTAACATTAGTTCCAATGACCCTCTTAGACGCAAAAATGATTTTAAAAAGATTATAGATGTTGTTTGTAAAAATAATATGACTATTATTTATATTTGTTCTAAAACTGCTGATACTATAAGAATCGAGGCTCTTAATGAGCTTATCAGAATGCTTAATATCTTTAGCAAAAACCCACCCTCTACTGGTCAATATTGGATGATTAGGAGTTACAGAAATACTTACGCCGGTTTCATCCGTGATTTTCACGATAAGACCAGTATAGAATCTCTTATAAATCTTTAAAGGATTTGAGATAAAAGAAATAGGTGTATTTGGAAGAAAACAATTTATTTCCTGCCCCGGTTTTCCCTTATCCATCTTAGCAGTTCTTTTTTTCCAAGTTTTACCTTGGTCACTAGAATAAACGCTATCATCGTCATATCGACAATATAAACCATTCATTATAAAGTGACTAGGCTTAGTTTTAGGATATAATCCGTTAGGATTACCTCTAACACGCTCGTCTTCTGCCGTTACCCATTCGTAAACTTCAAAGCCTGCGTTCTGTTCTCTACGTTGTGATAATTCACGAGTTACGTTCTTAATTTCATTTCTTGCTATTAATGCACATCTTTTTTTAGTATGTTGTCCGATTTGCTCTAGTTGTTGTGTTAATTGTTTTGTGCTAGTTCCATTCTGTATTGCTGTTCTTAACGACATTTCTAGTTTGTAAAATGTTTCTTCTCTTAAATTTCTAACAACTAATAAGTTTTTATTGATAGTTGCATTTATAAATTGCTTGTAAGATTTAAACTCTGGCATTTTAGATATATCAAATCCAAATCCATAATCAGCAGAAGTTTTAAAATTAGAAAACTGACTCTTATCTGTTTTTGATATTAAACGCTTTATTAATTCTATTAGTGTTTTATCATCATATCTATTTTCTATACTTTTTAACACTTGAGCTATTAACTCTTCCATTCTTGTTGTGTAACTTGCATCTTGCCATTGTTCTTTTATTCTTGGTTTAGACATTCCTTCGGCTGCAACTTTTACAAACTTTTGCTTAATATATTCTATTATATTTTTAAGCATTGCATAATATTCTGTTTCTATGTCACTATTAACTTTAGAAGCTCGCATCTTTTTAATGCGGTTTTTATTTCTTAAAGCCATTAACTTAAGGTTATATCGTGCTTCCATCTTCGCCTAAGTTTTCCATTTCTAGCATTTCGTTTTTAAGTGTTGTTAATTCCAACGCTTGTTCAGATGTTATAACTTTATTTCTTACTGCGTAATCTTTTAATATCTCATCGTTAAAACCTAATGCTTGTTGTGCGTGAATATTTTCTAGCACTATTTTATCGATGTTTGCTTGTGTTTGTGGGTCAATGTTATGTGGTTTATTAAAACTAAATTCTATATCTTCATCTTGTCCACTTAATATATTAACTATTATTCTAAAAACATGCTTCATTGCAGGTTCTAAATCGTGTTGTTCTTCTTCTATATAATTATAAAAGTTTTCTTGTTCTCCTTGTGACGCATTACCTAAGCCTGTTTGTTGCTCATTTAATAATATCGTTGCAGGTATATTAGATGCAGCGGCTAATCGTTTAATGCTTCTTTCGTCTATTTCTGCAAGTGAAGCAAACGATTGTTGCACAAAAGATACATCATCGTTTTTATCTAAGATTCCAGCAGACAAATGACTAGAATAATCTTCTATTGCAGATATTCTGCTTATTGCTAACTCTTCATAACCTTGCTTAACTAAATCAGAATAACCTTCTAATTTGTAATATTTCATATTTCCGCGATAAATCATATTAACAATTCCTTTGCTAACATATTCATCGTTAATCATTGCTTGATAAATATTTTGAAATATAGACATACCCAAATATCTAAATTGAGGCATACGTCTTTTAGGTGCTTGGATACCTTTAAATAATATACAATTTTCTGCTAATGCAGAAACACCAGCAAGATTTATTATATGAGGTTCAAAATAATTCTCTCCTACTATTTCAATATAAGGAGTAACCGCTAAATAAGATAAATCTCTTGCAATAAATTCAATATCAGTTCTGTCATAAAATTTTGTGTAATCATAAGGTTGCATTGGATCTTGGTTTTTATCTTTAATAAGTATTATGCCACCACCGTATATTCTTTTTATTGCGTTTGCTTCTTTTACTTTCTTTTCTAGTCCTTTTTCATGATAAAACTTTAAAACTTCTTCTTCTAGTTTTTTATTTGTTCCATCACCAATTTTAAAACTAAAACCGTTCTTAAAAATATATTTGTTAGGTAAATCAATAATCTTTTTACCAACCCAAGTCGACATATAAATATTCTCTAACTCCTGATAATTTATAGTTGGCATAGAAGAAAAATAGTTATTATTAGGATTAGTTACATCTCGTCTTTGTGCAGATGCTTTGCTCATTACATTAACCAAATTATCGTTAATTTGTTCGTGTATTATGTTTTTATTAATTTCATCTTGTATTTTGTCTGCTTGCACTCTTTTGTCATAAAATAAATCTGTTTTGTTTTCTAAAGGCGTGTTTTTTGGCACTAAAGGCTTAGTTTGTAAATTTAACTTATTTAATATTTTGTCTTTTATTGTCAATTTCATTGTTTTAGCTCCTGCCTAACATTTGTTTATATTCAGCCACGTAATCTTTTTTATCTAATGCTATTTGTATTCCATCGCATATTATATCTTCTACGTCATCATGTGATAAATTAGGAAAAAACGTAAGTTGTTCTTTTATACGTTTTATTTTAGTTTCGCCCATGCCCGTATTTATTATAACATTCTTATTTATTCTGTCAATTCTTGCTACTGAATTATTGGCACGCTCGACTTTCCCTAAACGTCTTGTCTGCATCCATTCTTTTAGTTTTTCTGCTGGTGGAACAGGTATTCTTATTGCTGGAAAACGTTGATTTAAATATATACCGTGTCCTTTATCTTCTATCCATACATAACGAAAGCCCCAAGATATTTTAGGTGCTATCCATGGAACAATCCAGTTTTCTACTTCTAAAGCTTTTAATTGTTTATATTCTACGTCTATAAGATAACACTTTTTATTCTTTACTCCCCAATATCCAAAAGCCTGAAAATCTGGATCTGTTGCTTTATCTTTTTTAGTTAATTCTACATCCTTATAGGCAGTATCAGCAGTTATAAATCTATAATCAAATTCTTTTTCTTCTGGTATTTTGTCAGTCCATAAGAACCAATCTGTATCATAAATATTACCACCTACAACTTTGGGTTCGCCTAGCCAAATATGCGCATAATCAGCAGGACTATTGTTTAAACATTTTAATCTTTCAGCTTCTAAAACATTAGGGAAAAAAGGGTTGTCTTCAAAAGTTGTATGTAAATACCAAGTGTCATCGGTTGGATTTTCACAAAACATCTTCCACACAGCATCTTCTTGGGTAACTCGGTTAAATGTGAAAATAAGTTCAGAGTTTTCTTCTCTTATTGTAGGAACTAAAATGTCTATACTTTCTTTAGATAAAGTTTGTGCTTCTTCTTGCCAAGATATATTAACACCTTGCATTGACTTAATTTCCATAACATTATGTCTTAACCCTTTAAAAATAAACTCACTTTTAGAAGCAAGGTTTCTTATTGAATTTTGAGTTATTTCAAAATTAGGAAATTCGTATTCTTCTATTAAGTCACAAAGAATTTTATGAACACTATCTGAAATACTATTCTGTATTTCTCTTGTACATAGAATTCTTATATTTTCTCTTGTAGCTCTTATTAGAAGATATAAAGCTACAATAAAACTTTTTCCTGAGCCTCTACCACCTGATAAAACCTTATAACGTCTAGGTTCCAAAATAGGTAAATATGCTCTAGGAATATCTATTTCTTTCATATTTATTCTTTTTTAGGGTCTACTATATTTATTTTTATTACATCAGGTGTTTTATTGTGATTAATATTCTCTACTGTTTCTCTCATGCCATAATTAGCACTTGCGATAAGTTTAACAATCTGTGAGTTATACTGTCCTTTTAGTCCTTTTTGTAATAAAGTTTCTTGACTAAGCTGTTCTAAAGCATGTAATGTATCGGAAAATTCTGTTTTCTTTTTCAATTCATATAGACAATCATTGGCTACTTTAGCGAATACACAAAAACCTAACTTTGAAGCCCAATTATCTTTTTCTTCACATTCTTTTAAATATTCATTTATCTTTTTTTGTAATTCTTCTGGTGTTTTAAATATTGGAGGTCTACCTACTGGATTACCTGTCTTACTTCTCATTTTAAATACCACCTTCTTTTATAGCATCAATTATACTTTCTGCTGTTACAGAGTTAATGCATTCGTTTGTTTCGCAATCTATACTGATAACTGGTTCTGTTTTATCTTGTAAGCAAAATTTGCATTTACTTGTTGGTTCTACGATATAAAAGTTATCTAATCTATATTTAACAACATCTGGATTAGCAACCGAGAATATGCCAACAATAGGTGTATCTGTGCATTGTGCTATATGCATCATTCCGCTATCTATACCTACAAACATTTTAGCTTTATCTATTAAGTAATGTATAGTATTTAATGCTTGTTTTGTAGTAGATAAATCATGAAAGTTGTTTTTAGGTGTGAGTTTTATATCTTTTTCTGTTCCAATAGAAATAACTATTAAGTTTTTAGATAATAAATAATCAACTACTTTATCCCAAACTTCTTTGCTTAAAGTTCTGCTTGCCCATGTAGCCGAAGGATGTATTACAACATATTTATGATTAACTTCCAATATATGCTTTACATATAAATTTATAAAAGGTCTTATATCTTCTCTTGTGTAGTTTTTTTCTCCAAATACAAAATCTGCATATGAATTTAATCTGTGTTTTTTAGGGCTAGATTCGTAACATAAGTCTAAATCATATGTTTTGCTACAATATTTTAGAATGTCTTCTTTTTCGCTAAATATTCCAGTTATAAATTCATTATTTAAAAATGGGTAAGTGTGTTTTGTGCAAATAAATATATTCTTATCTGGGTTTCTTTTTTTAAGTTCTTTTATTATTCCTGTTGCAATTATACAATCACCTAGTGCGTTCATTCTTATTACACCTATAGAATCTTTGCATTTTAGTTGCATGTTTAGTTGTAATATTTTGTTGTCAATAGCATCAAAGCTATATTTTTTAACATCAAGGCTATATTGTATACGTGACTTTTGTTCTGCTTCCCATGTTCTTTTTATCATTTTACTTTGTGGGTCATTTCCTCTTGTTACACCTTCCGCATGTATTGCAGACACATTGCCAGCATACCAAACATGATAGCCACAATGCCAAGCTCTTAAACAAAATTCTACATCTTCAAAAGCCATTTGATATTTAGTGCTATAAGCACCTATTTTATTAGTCATCGATTTTCTTATTGCTTGTAATGCTCCGGTTACTCCAATATTATATCGGCTTACATATGATAATTTAGCTTGATTTCTTGGCACTTTAGGCTCTACATGATGCATATTTTCTGTTTTATCCATTCTATAATGTCCACCATGTTGTACTGTGTCATCTGGAAAAAACAATAAGAATCCCATTATTCCTATTTTATCATCTTCTGTAAATTTTCTAACAATCTCATCTTCAATATTTTCTGTAAATACTATATCGTTATTTGTTAATATAACTATATCACCAGTTGCTTGCTCTATACCTCTATTAACGGTGTGACTAAATCCTTGATTATGAAAGTTATAAAGTAATTTTGCATTATAATTTAAACATATTTTTTCTAAATCTTTTATTACTTCTTGTGAACTTCCGTCGTCAACTACAATTACTTCCGAAATTGGATGATATGTTCTTAAAGAATGCAAACAAGTTTCTGTTAAAGCAATTCCTTTTTCGTTATATGTTGGTATTACATAACTTAATTTCATTATTACCCCTTTGTAAAAGATAACAAACCCTTTCGCCATGTTCATTAGGCTGGTGCTCATATATTGTATGTACTATTCTTAAGTTGCAATCTTGTATAAGTTGTTTTAAAGAAACTCTGTTAAGCCAAAAAGATTTATTATTATCTTTTGCAGCTCTTAAATCTATCCAATTTCCTTCAGGATAAAGAGTTCCGTCATATCCGTTTAAATTAACAGCCTCATACTTATCATAGTTAGCAATATGTGTTTCTAACAATATAAATTCTGCTAATTGAGATATGTTTTCAAGATGCTCTACTGGATTACTTAAATGATAAAAAACACCTGAATGAAATATTAAATCATATTCATTTTGCTCTATTTCGTTATGCATAGTATCAGCATCTAATAATTTAAAATTAACGTTGTCTATGTTTTTAAATAAACATCTGAACAAAGCCCTGTGTAGTCCTTGCGGTCTTACGTCGGTGCATGTTATGTGTTTAAATCTTTTAGCTAGCATGCATGTATGATAACCGTCTAATGTTCCTATCTCTAAAACTTTCATTTCTTTAGTAAATATATTTTTACTATTAAAATATTCAAAAATTCCTAAAACTCTTTTATCGTCTTCTAATGTATTTAAATGTCTTTCATAATCCAATAAATTAATTTCTTTTAAAGCATTTTCATTCATTTATTTTTTCCTTATTAGTACACAAATATTTATGCCGTCTAACTTGCTTTCTGTTAATTCAAAGTTTGTTTTTATACTCTCTATAAAATCTAAAAAAGACTTATAAGTAAAAGTGTGTAAATGTATGTCTTCTTGCTCGTCAAAAGCTTTTTGTATTATTTTTTTATCTGTTATTTTATGCACATTATTATAAAAATCTGTGTAATGTTCTAATGTTTTATCTTTTTGACAATTAACATAGTCTTTTACTAAATGATATGTCGACGTTAATTTTCTTTCTTTATCAAATGTATATCTCTTATCAGGTACAATTAAAAACAAATGACCATTAGGCTTAATTACTCTTATCCATTCTCTAATTGCTTGTATAGGATTTTTTAAATGCTCTAATACGTGGCTGTTGCAGACAAAATCAAAATAATTATCTCTAAAAGGAACTGTCTCTGCGTCCATTATTATATCAGCGTCTATTATATCTTCTATATTTATATCTTTATTATGAGCCTGTACATCTTGTTTTAGTTGTGATAAAGGCAATCTATCTTGATAAATCATACTAGTTTTGTTGTTATACTTAAAAGGCGTATGTTGAGCCCCTATCTCAAGTCCTAACCCTTTAAAATTATCAAAAATAAAGCTCTTATAATCATTAATCATACAATTAATGTACTTTAACTTATTTTATTTGTCAAGATACATCGTTGTAACTATTTAATTTTACTATATTTTTATAAAAGTACAAAATATTTGTAAAAAAATAAAAAAAAAGCTTGCAATAAAAAACCAAATGAGTTATATTAGTTAAGTAGGCAGCAGAAGCTGTCAGGCAAAAAGATGAGACTAGACCTAGTCTATATCCTGGAGGATATAGCGGAAGTATAATTAACAATTTTGCTCAAATTTATGATTTAGTAAAATAAGAGTATGATTAAAATTTAAGCTCGCCAAACAATTAAAACAATAACTTTATTTGTTTGTTTTTATCTTTTGCACTTTGTTTGGCGAGCTTAATTTTAAAAAGAGGAGTTTAAAATGTTTATTAAAAAATTTAAAAATTATCAAGAAATGGAAAATTATCTAAACAAAAATAATTTTGTATCTATTGAGATTACAGAAAAAAACAATTGTGTCGAGGTTATTTTTGATAAAAAATTAGATGTAGATTTATTTAAAAGAATAGAAAATAAAAAATTGCAGGAGTTAACACAATGAACTACGCTGTTAGAGCTAAAAGAATTGAGGACTATAATAAATGCTTGGGATTATCTCTTAAGCTTGTACGTATAGGTTTGGGATTTAAATTAAAACATTTAGATGATTTCGAAATTGGACATATCTCGCAAATCGAAAATGGTCACCCTATGTCTGTTTGCACGTTTTTGAGGCTTTGTTATTTTTATGGGGTAGAACCATCAACTGTACTCCAAAGTGCTGAAAAACACCTGTCTATGCTTTAAATTAAAGGGGTGTAGTAATGCACCCCTAATTCCTTATCACATACCCCAAGTTTTCTGCTACCCACATTTTTAAAAAATCTGTTAAATCTATTAATTCTTTTACTGTTGCGTCGTCGCTGTTATCTGCAATACTAAGCACAACTTCCACAACTTTACCATTTTTTAAAATATCTGTTCTTGTGTATCCTGCCTGCTTTTTTATAAATTCGTGTATCTGTAATTTTGTATAAGTATGTCCTTCTTTTTTAAAAGCTTTTGCAGCCTCGTTAATGCACACCCAATAATAACGCAATTGCTCACAGCTTCTTTGTTGTTTTAATTCTTTACTTATAAGTTTAAAAGGTTTTATCTTTTTGTTATTTAATTTTAAAAGAACAAAATACTTGTTAATAGTATCACAAAATTTGTTAAAGTCAACGTCGTTATTAATAATATATTCTTTCATTTGTCTAACCGTTGCTTTATTAGTTTTCCACTTTTGCTTCGTGGTTCTATTCCAAACATGTGGTGTTTTTCTGTTGCTGGTTTCAAATTACATATTTGACACATTACCATTTTTTTAACCCTCTCAAAATATCTAATACTTTGTTATAATTTTCTATAAATAAGTTACACAGCTCGTCGTCGTCGTTATTCCACAAATATATCTCTGCACTATTTTGAAAAACAAATATATATTTTTCAACATCTGTTACTATTAAGCAACACAAAGTATCGTCGTTATACTTATTTTTTTTAAAACATTTTATTAAATCAAATTCTATCTCTATTTTATTAAAATTATAATCAATACAGCTAAATGAAGGCTTAATCATATTTTCCACCAAATAATTTAGGTTGTACCTTTAAAATATTTTCATCTATTTTAGGAAGACATTCTTCCTTAAACCAATACGGCTTTTTATCTTCTGTTACAAGTTCGTAGTCGTTATAATTAAATTTTTGCTTTATTAAAACATACGAATTAGAATAAGTTTTAGTCAAAGAATTAAATTTTATAACGCCACAATAATTGCAAGTTTCGCCAAAATCCCTGTGCTTCTGAACACTAAAGCAGGTTAAAAATTCGTACATATTGTCATATCTGAAATTATCTCTTTCTGTATCTTTGGGAATAAAAGAACTCATTGTTATAACCTTTGTTACAATCTTGTAAAGGTCACTAGTTCCCTGAAATTCCTCTTTCAAAGGCACAAAAGTTTTATCATTAAAATTCTTTTTCCGAAAGTGGGCAACGACAATAATTGGTATTTGATGTATTAAACCTAAATCTCTTATTTGTTTTATTATCTTTTTAAATTCTATATTTTCTTTGTCACTCTCTAAATCTAAGTAATGTATATGGTCTAATATAACACATTCAAAGCCATTATCTTTCGCTGATAAAATACTAAAAGATAATTCTTTTATACCAAATTCCTCTGTTGTACGATATAATATATTTAAACCTTGCTGTTCTTTGCTTACAAGAAGCTGCGCCTGTTTTATCTCTTTATAAAATTCCGTGCTATATTTTTTGTTTTTAAAATTTAAAAAATTGAAATATTCATTAGGGTATTTTTGCTTGCAGATATTAACAAATTCTTTAAACAAAGTTCTTTCATACAATTCATTATCTCTTGCTTCTAGGGCTAGTATTGCAACTTTCTTTTTTTTACTTATGTTTTTTGCTAATAAAGTAATAAACTCTGTCTTACCTGCTCCAGAATAACCGCCTACTAGTATTACATCATCTTTTTCGATTCCCTGAATTGCATGGTCCAAAAAACTTATACCAGTTTTTATACTTTCGTATTTTTCTTTATTATTAAAAATTTGCTCCATCATTTCTATGTCTTTAAAAATCATACACCGTACTCCTTGCGCATATATGCTTCGTACTCGGGTGTGCCATGTTTTGGGAAGTTGTTTTCTTTTACTTCTAGTGCTTTAGGGTTATCTTTTTCGTACCAAGTTAATATCACTAGATAGTGCGATTTGTATTTATTACCCTTTTGCTCTATATATCTATCTAGTTTAGTTATCCATTCTTCTAAGTTAGGTATCTTATCTTTTAATTTAAAATATTCTTCTTTTGTTAATTTAACATTTTTAAATTCTCCATATTTATCTTTATCTTTTTCTTTATCTTTTTCTTTATCTTTATCATTATCATTATCATTATCATTATCATTATCATTATCTTTTTCTTTATCAGCTACATTTGCTACCTTTTGCTTGCAATTGCTAGCATTTGCTACATTTGCTACCTTTTGCTTGCAATTGCTAGCATTTGCTAGATTTGCTACCTTTTTCTTGCCTCCTTTAGAACCAGCCGCTGCCCTTCGTTTGCAGGTTTTGTCCCATTTTTCTTGGTCATAATCCATTTGTCTTTTTATAAAATTAAATGCCATTTGTGTTAATGGTTCCATTTTTGGATATGTAAAATCTTTGTTATAAGAAAATAAAGCATCTAATAAAATTCCCTTATCTTCTAAAGTTAATTGCTCTAATAATGGTTCGTAATCTAAATACAATATAAAACTTTTTTTCATACTTGCACCCCTTAATAAGCACAAGCTATTTGTTTTAGGTTTTGTACATTTTCTTTAAAAGTTGTAACAGCTACATCTCCATTGTTAAAGAATGGTAGTGTATCTTCTTGTGTTGCTTCGTTAAAAATAAAAAATGTTTTACCGTTGTCCCTCTTGTCAATTTGTGTTAATTTAAAATCTTTGGTTTTTAGATAAGATGCTAGATAAATGTCAGATGTTCTAATCATAATAATACTCCTTATTTGTTTGATTATCTCGATGATTTTAAAGTTCCTCAACTTAAATTGCAAAACCATTATACCTAAGTGCAACGGTTTTGCTAGTGTTGTATTATTTTTAATCCTAAAAAGGAATGTCGTCGTCGCTAACTTTAGAATAATCTTTTTTACAACTACTCTTTGTAGATTCAACTATTGCTATATTCTCTTTTTTACAAAATAAAACATACGTTACTTTTACGTCGTTGGTAGAGTTTAACCACGTTTCAACTTTTAAACCAGCTTCTTTTATTTTTATTAATTGTCTATCGTCAAATTCAGTATCTTCTACGTAGATTTTAAAGTTCATGAATGGGCTATTTTGTTCTTTGTAGTTTTCTTTACAATACGCAGATATGTACGTTTTACCGTTTTTAGTTTCTTTATATTCTTTAACTGTTACAATTAAGTTTGTTATGTTTAACATTTTATTCTCCTTTATTTTACAATCATATTTAGTTCCATTCCTTTTATGGAAATAGAATTTGTTATTAATTTTACTAAAGTATCTCTATAAGAACTAGAAATATTTCCTTCTGCAATATGATTATCTACATAATCATTGATTTCTACTTTAATAATAGCTACTATATATTTATCTATAATAGCTCCATTATATTTCTCATTAAGATAGAACATAAAATCTTTTATAGATAATACAGGTTTCTTAAATTTTAGTGAATTATAGATGACATTCATTTAATCTCCTTCAGATAACATTCTTTCATCATATGTAGCTTTTTATGTGTCTTGTTAGTCATTGTTAAGCTCCTTTGTTTAAAAAATAGTTTTGTATATCTATAATCATTTTTATATGCTCTTTTTGACGTTCTCGTAAAAACTTATTATCGCTTCTATAAGTTAATAACCAAAAGACAAAAAATAAATTTAACATTATAGAAAAATATAAAATATCGTTTGTGTTCATTTCTTCTCCTTTTTACTGTAATCTTTATAAAAGTTTTTATTAAAATCAATCATAGCTTCGTAAACACTTGCTCCAAATCCAGAACAACCCTCTTGTAAATTTTCTCCAAATAAAAAACAAAACATATTCCCGTCTCTTTTAGGTGTTAATTTTA